TAGCTAAGTACAAACAGTAGGCATCGAATCCTTCTCTACTCGTCATTAATAATATCTTTTAGCTCTACCCAATGTGTTGTTGTTTAGTTGATTAATTCTTTCTCTACGAACAGCTTCTTTCTTTTTTCTCTGTCTTTTCTCAGCTGGTTTTTCGTAATACTGTCTTTCTCTAACTTCTGCTACAATACCTTTTCTTTCACACTTCTTTTTAAACTGTCTTAACATAACATCAAACGGTGGTGGACCTTCATGTCTCTTAGGTTTGTTGAAATGTTTATTGTTCTGATAAGTTTTTTGTTTTTGTGGTCTCATATTTTATATTGGTAGTTTCGCGTTAGATTCTTCTTTTAAAAAACGAAGACTTACAGCTTCAGCTTTGATTTTCTCTTTTAAGGGAGGAGTTATCAATCCTTTGACTGAATCAGGTTCTAAATGATTCTGTTGACAAAAGTAAACGATCGCGTCTATATAGGATAATTCTTTTTTGATAACTAGTTCTTCAACTGAATTAGTAAACTTCTTTTTTGTTAAGATCATATATCTATTATAACAGCGTTCGCTCAGTTGTCAAGTTTTGGTGGGTTGTTGTGTCCTATCTGAGGATTGTAATCTGATATAGCTTTCTTAATAGCTTCTTCTGCTAATACAGAACAATGTAATTTGATTGGTGGTAACTGTAATGCGTCAGCTATATCTTTATCTTTAATCTGTTTAGCTTCTTCAATAGTTTTACCTTTTAACATTTCTACAAACATAGTACTTGAGGCTATCGCTGAACCACAACCATATGTTTTAAACTTCACATCTTCTATAACATCACCATTCATTTTCATATCCAACTTCATTACATCACCACAAGATGGTGCTCCGACCATACCAGAGATAACTGTAGAATCATTCGGATCAAATCTACCAACTGAATGTTTAGCAGGATCTTTGAGAACTGCTTCGAATCTATCTACTACTTCTTTTGAATAAGCCATAATTTTTTTGTATATGAGGTTATAAGTGTTATAAATAATACTTGGAAATTACAATGATTTTCATTTTATATAACTATTTATAACAAGGATACTCTAATGAATATTAAACAGTCATGGAGTAGACACGGCGAAGAAGTAAAAGCGTCAACATTAACTTTGTTTGAGATGAGTTTTTTATTGTTAGGAGTTATTTCTCCAGCTTTAATAATCATCTTTACCATGTAACTTGAAGTGTATGAACCTTAGGCACTACTCCTAAAAACCATATTCAGTTTTATACTGAGATCGAAGACTCAACAACTGGTCAATCCAGTTGTTGGGATTTTCGACAAACAACTGAGCTTGTCCTGTTTCTTCTACTGATACAATAGTTACTATTCTTTCTACTGGTACTCCATGTCTTTCTTCAAACATCTTAGCGTATGCTGTCTCTTGCATGAAGTATGATTTAATCTTACTCGGTGACTTAGCTTTAGTACTAGTCTTAAAATCAATTACAGATACTTTACCAGCGAACTCAGCTATACAGTCAACTCTACCAGCTATCGCTAGATCATCACTATACAAAGAACCCTCTAACATATAAATGTCTCCGATCTTTTCTGTAATCTCTCTCGTCTGATTAAACATCATTTGATCAAGAGGTGTAGCTTTCTTTAACTTTTCTGTAATGTCTATATTGTTTAGAAAGTCTTCTTGCATGTAGTGATATCGTGATCCACGACCAGCGGCTTGTGCTGATATCTTATCAGCTTTCTCTGCTCCGACATTCGCTCTCCACTTAGCTACCCATTTCGCGTTGTGCATACCTGTTACTGTAGTAACTGAAGGATACTTATTACCACTCGGTGTTACATAGTATCGTTTTCCGTTAACTGTTTCTGTCGGTAGAGTAACGGACTCATACCCTTCTAAGTGATTAAATTTCATTCTTTCTCCATTATTAATTTTTTCTTGTCGCTCGTGTCTTTTGATCGGCTTGTTTCTTAGCGTGTTTCTTTACTATCTCTCTAGTCTTAACTTCTTTACCAGTCTTTCTAGTATGTTCATCAGCTACTGATCCAAACGGATGAGCTTCACCGACTTTCTGTAAGACTTCTTTGAATCCATGATTGTCTACATTTGTTGTACCACTACTTCTTACGATACCAGCTACTTTAGTGTAGTGTTGTTTCATGTGAGGATTATCTTTCAGATATTGTTCTTTACCAGAGATAGTCATAATGACTTCTTTTACTTCACCTGTTTCTGTATTTAGAAAATCGTATGTCGGCATTAGTCTTGTATAAACTTTTGTTTCGAATCTATTACTTTAGCGATACCATCTATTCTCTCTTGCATCTTAGTTGTCGCTTCAATCTCTTTCTCTTTTAATTGTAGAGATATCTCTTGGATGAATTGTTTGTGTTTAATTACTTCTTCATTCGAATGTGACTTCTCAGCTACTAGTTCACCTATTCTTTGATGAGCTTGACCTAGTTGTTTCTGTAATGATCGAATATTATCTTGTAAGATTTTTATTTCTGTTTCTAAATCCATTTCTTTTTTGTCTCCACAAATTTTTTGACGATTTGTAATTCTTCTGATTTAAAATCACTTAGTTCTTTCGGTCCATACAATGTCCCGAACCTGACACACTTATTCGCGGCGTCACAATGAGTAATCCAATCTTCGTCTGTCATCAATGTCTTATGTTGATTGTCGTTTGTAAATTTAAATATTTCTTGTCCAACCTTAGTGAAGAATACCTCTACTGGTGACGGATCATAATATCCTCTTGGTTTACCGTTGTACAACTTTTTATTATTAGTCGCTGATTCACTTATCTTCATCTTTTTTCCTTTTTTTAAATTGAATAACATTATCATGTTTTTTTACTTCTGTTGAAGTTTCTTCTATAGGTTCTTCTGTATGTTTGACTTCTACATCTTCATCATCAATACCCATTAAAGAGATTGGCATAAGATCACTATCTAATAACTCAGCAGGTATACTACCAGTTACTGAATGAGTAATCAAGTTGTCTAATGCTTTAGAGTTACGAACATAACTATCCATCATTAGAGCGAACTGTACTGCCGTCTTATATATCTCATGTGAATCCCAATCTAACTCTCTTACAAGAGAAACATCATCTTCACCAAAGATTAATTCTACATTACCTTCATTTGTTATTCGAATGAAAGCATCACCTATATTACCTTTAATAGTAAAGTCACTCATTTTATATCCATACTTTTTTCTTTTCTTATATGAGCCATAAAACGATTGAACCCTGTATCACTTAAGAATGGTTGTTGTTTACCTTTCGGATCATCATATCCATTTGTTCTTAAATAGTCAAGCATATATACAGAACCAGATTTCTCTCCGATTTTGAATGCATTATACATAGCTAACAATAGTATTGCTATATATGAAAAGTATTCTATTATAGTTAATGTAGTCATAGTGTATCTAGTATATCAAAAGTGTACTAGTGGTATCAAGTCTTTTGTGTAATTTTTTGTAATCTGTCTATTTGTTGTTGTATGATGGCTTTTCGATTTGGCCAATAGATGTATTCTTTATCTTCATTCTTCATTAAGTTTTGTAGTAATGGTAGAATGAGTTTTTCACATTCGATTAATCTATCTTTATAATCTAATTCTTTATTAGAATCTATCTGAGATAAATTGTCTTTATGATCATCTAATTCATTTAATGATTGACTGACTAGTTTTGTTAGTAAGTCTAACTTGGAATCTAGTTCTTCTATCTGTGCTGAGTTAGCTTGACCTGCTGATGATTTAGCTACGGCTTTAAGTTGTTCTGCAACTTCTTTTCCAACAGTAGCATCTTCACCTGTTTTTGTTTTTAGTTCTTCTTGATCTACAGCTGTAAATCCGAAATCATTATAGTCGGTCATGATACTTTAGGTACCCATTGAATCTTAATCCCTCTACGATCTAATTCATTTCTGATTTTCTGTTTAGCTTTAGGTTTAGTAGATGAATTGTTAAGTTCTGAAAATAATTCAGTTTGAGACATACACTTAATATAATAGTGTTCAGTTTTTATCTTACCTGATTTTCTATCTCGTACTGTTGCTGATGGTTTAAATTTTATTGGCATTTTATTATTGTATTAAAAGAAAGAGGGAAGTTAATCCCTCTAATCTATAAGCTTATTAATCAGAGTTCTCGTCTTCTGTAGTTTGAACTGGTGCTTCAACAGCTTCTGGAGCTGGTACTTCACCTTGTTGTTCTTTCACTTCAGCAAGAAAAGATTCTCTTAGTCTTCCGACACCGGCTAGTTCTTCACCTTTGAATGCACCTCGAGCTGAGCATACATCAATGATTGAAACAACACCTGCTAGGTCTTGGACTGTTAATATTTTAGTTTCCATTATTTTCTCCTGTCATAATAAATGGTATTAAAAGAATTGAGTAGATTGACGCTCCTCTGAAACGCGGATTGACTTACACAATCTACTCGACTCTATTAATTGTCTCATGACTTGGCATTTCTGTCAAGTCAATTTTTTAGTGTCCTCCTTAAATAATAAGTTAAAGAAATTCGCTCATGATAACTCAATATCACCTCCTTATCTAAAGTTAAACTTCCTCATAATGTACTACCTTGCCGGGTAACTTTCTCACCCACAATTCATAATCTATGTTGGAAATCTGGACACCGTTGTGGCCTTAGCTGGTACAGCACTATCGTTCTGTTTAGTAATCGGTGTTCCGAATACTTCTGTATCTAACAGAGCTATATAACCAGCATCTAATCCAAGACCTTCCCATTTAGAAGAACTTGAATTCCACAAAAATTCTATTTGTTTATTTAACATAGGATCACGAAGAACAGCACTACCAATTATCGGGTCATATCTTCTAACTTCACTAGGGTGTTTTTTACCACTAGCATCTGTATAGAATACAACTCGTTCTTCGTCTGTTAATCCTAATTTGTTTGTCATGTATATATTTATGACGAAGCCTTACTCTCTTTTGGCCAAACTGCAGGAAAAGCTTCAGCGACTATCGCTTTAGTTATTCCTTTGTATGGTAGTTTCTTATTGATGATTGAATGTAATAGTTTCGCTTCATCATTGTAAAGTGATCTATACATATTCAAATAGATTTCTTCTCTCTTAGATTGTTTTACTTCTGGTCCACCTTTGACTAGATACTGAAAATTTCTGTAAGCTCTAATCAATCTGTCTTCTGCTGTGTCTACTGATACAGCTGATGATGGTACAACACCTTCTGGTAAAGGACCGTCTGGTACTAACCATTCTATGTTCTTAGCGTAAGCACCTCGAAGTACATACATAAAGTCAGCTCTATTACCATACTTCTGTAGAAGTTCTATTTTTTCTTTTTTTGATTTTAACTTAGATGCTGCTTCTAATATCTCAGCTGCTGATGCATCACTAGTTAGTCTTGAATAATCGATTGCCATTATTTAATCCACCTTTAATATTATCATATTATTATTTACTCGACCAGTAACCTTACTAGCCTTAGAGTTTATTTCACTCATAACTTTATTTAGTACAATAGAACCTGCGTCTAAAATACGATCAATAAAATGTTCAGTCTTCATACCAAGTTTCTTACTTGATGAAGTTTTCTCGTTAAAGTTTTGTATCGTTGTACCTTTAACACTTAGTCCGGCTCTATCTGATTGATCATACTTGATGATCTCATTAGTCTTAGTGTTAAACAACCAGAGTTGTTTGGATCCAACAATCTTTGATGGATCAATAGACTTAACTTTATTGATAGGGTCATGATCTAAGTAACTTAATTTAGATACTAACTTAGTAGCTGATATCGCTTTAGCTTTTCTTGGCTTACGAATTGGTTTATTGTTATCAGCGTATCTTTCAGTATCTAATATAATTTTAGTAACGAAGTTTAGAAAACCTTTCTTTTCACTCATGTTCATAAAACTATATCCTTCTTTAAGTTGAGGATCAGTACCTAGAATAGCATCTTGAATTTCTAGTTGTAAGTCTGTATAGTGTGTAGGGATCTTACTAGCTACGGCTGATGATACTTTGTTGTCTGTTAGATATGAATACATATCAAACTTATCTGTATCCCATAGATCAATAGCATGATCAACTTCACCAAGAAGATCACGAACTTTAGCTTCCATGTTTTCTTGAACTGTTTTTCTTTTCTTAACGATCTTACCTTTATCTAAGTCTTCGGCTTTCATTTCGATAGCTTTCTTATTGTACTTTCTTAATTCACTATGAATATGTTTCTGCCAACCAGCTGATCCCTCATCAGGATAATCTTTATGATCTGGAAAGACTAAACCATTTTCTAGTCCACGAATGATTGAAGCCACAGAAGTTGGAATGTATAATTTTTTAAATTTGTTAGCATTCTTATACCCGTGTTCTTTAGCGTACCCTATTATAATTTGATTACATCTATTTCTATCGTAAAAATATGTGTACCAACTAAAGAAGTTGTTGATGTTATTATTTTCAAAATAATCTACACCCATCGGTTCAGGACCATAGTGCATATCATCTATAGTTTTTCTTGAAGCTCTCGTTGATTTTGTTTTTTTTCTTGCCATATTAGTTATATATAATACTTTTATTTTCCGATATGTTTAATTTCGTTATTAGGTATAACTTGATAAGCACCTTTATTGTAACCGATGGCGACAGTAAAGTTTTTCGAAGCTTCTTTCTTATATGAATCATCAGCGATTAAAGTGTTACCAGCGTTAGGTCCACTATAAGAAGGATACTTCTCATTGTGTTCTTTCATAGCTTGTAATCTTTGTTGTTGTTCTAAACTCGGTTTGTACTTACCTTGTTGATGTGCGATGATAGTATTTTTCTTTGTCTTCCAAGCATTCGTTTTTCTTTTCTTACCAGAAGGTCCATACCTCATTGATGATCCTAAATTAATCATTCCCATGTAAACATTCTCTCCATTCTTGTTTATCGACTTCGTGAGGATACTTTTTAAAAAGTTTATCTCTACAAAATTCGTATCGTTCTTTTGACATCTTTTCTACTGTTTCTACTTTTCTCGGTTTCGGATCAGGACTTGATCCGATAGTAGTACTTATTAGAAACATAGTGTATAACCCTAAAGCGTATATTAGTAAAAATTTTTTCATATCCACATAGTACTTGTATTTTTAATTAGAAATATTAATCCTATTCCATTCAATAGTATCAAAGCTCTGTCATTCCATAAGAATGAAACGATCAACCAGAGAAACACTCCGATTGTAGAAAACATAAGATCATATTCTTGTAGACCTTCTGTACCTCTTATTGTCATACCACATAACACAAAGAAACTAGCTATCCATTTGATATACCAGTCTAGTGTGTAAGTCGGTGTTTTTGATTCTAACTTTGTCATTGTACTAAATACCTATAAGGGCGA